TAAGGAAATGGATTATTTTAATCTTACTACTAATTATGATTTAACAAATTCATTTAATATTTATAAAACCTTTTTTCCAAGAGAATTAAAAGCAATAGGTGAATCATCCCCCAATTATTTTCCTTTAGATGAAAGTAGTAATGGAGGAGCAGCAACACGTATAGCTAGTGATTTACCTGATGCTAAGGTAATTATTTTACTAAGGGATCCTATTAATAGAGCTTATAGCCACTGGAATCATATTGATAGTAAACTACCAGATTGGGGTTCTACCTATCATGGTCTAACTTTTGATACAGCTGTTAGAAATTACCCAGAAGGTAATATTATAAAAAGAAGTAAGTATTTAGCAAATCTTACATCTTGGGTTACAGCTATTGGATCTGATAAAGTTTATGTTGCATTGCAAGAAAGTTTAGCTGCTGATCCACTTACTGAATTTAATAAAATTTGTGTATTTTTAGATGTTGATCCTTTTTTCGATGATCATACATTTAAAAAAGTATTTGCAGGAGATTATAATAGTATTTTAGACAGTTCAACTGTAGATTATTTAAAACCAATTTTTGCAAGTGATGTAAATGGGGTTAAAGATTTATATCCTCATTTAGATTATAGTTTATGGAATGATTATTCATAAAAAAAATTTTTAATTAGTTATATTTTATGGTTCCAATTGATATACACGCAGTTACAGTCTGTGTAAATTTTTCTCATTACTTAAAGTACTGTATTTCAAATAAAAGATTTTTTAAAAGATGGGTTATTGTAACTCATGAAGATGATAAAGAAACTATTAAATTATGTAAAAAACATGATTTAGAATATATTTTTTCAAAAAAGATTTATACTAGAACATTTAATAAGGGAGCAGCTGTAAATGAAGGTTTTAACTACTTAGGTAAAGATAAAGAGTGGTATTGCCATATAGATGCAGACGTATTATTAAATGAAAATTTCCCTTCAACATTTTCATCTACACATATAGAAGGAAAACTTAGACATACTTATTTAGAAAGAGTTTTAAAACATAAACATCAATTAGGTACATTGCCTGATGCCCTTTATTTATATACTATGGGTAGAATTAATTTATTAGGAGATGAAAACCTTGATGAAATAGATTTCAAAGATGTTTTTAAAATGGAAGATAAAATAGTACAACAGTGGTTAGGATGGGGTTATTTCCAATTATTTAATGGAATTGCTTTAAATAAAGTTTATGAAAATTTACATGAATTTTATCCTAATATGTCTAATAATGCTGGTACTGATGATTATCTTTTTAAACAATTATTTTATCAAGTAATATCTTTAAATACCCATTGTCTACATTTATCCCCTGAAAAAATATATTGGGATGGTATTGGGTAATATGTATAACCACAAAAATTAAATCATGAGTTGGACCTATAAAACACACAAAATAGGGGATATCACTCAATTTCCAGAAAATACTTTCGGTTTCGTTTATATAGTTACTCACAAACCTACTGGAAAATCCTACATTGGAAAAAAAGTCTTATTTCATAATAAAAAGAAAAAAATTGGAAAACGAGAATTAGAAAAACTACAAGGTGTAGTTGGTCGTCGTCCTGCCTATAGACTAGAAATAAAAGAATCAGATTGGCTTAATTATTATGGTTCTCAAAAAGATATTAAACAATTACTTTTAGAAGGTAAAAAAGATGAATTTGAACGTATAATTTTAAAAATGTGTCCTGATAAAAAAACAATGACATATTTTGAAATTAAATACCAAATGGTATATCAAGTTTTAGAAAAACCAGATGAATTTTTTAATGATAATATTTTAGGTAAATTTTTTACTAAAGATTTAAAAGATATTGAATTTGAAGATACCGTGTCTGATGAAATATAGTTTTGTACATTAACATCTATGGTTAACCAGTTATTAGTTACATTAGTGAACTCTGTATTGGGTTCGGGCAAGGCAACTGCTCGAAACAATTATGCTTATCATTGTCCTTTTTGCCATCACCATAAACCAAAATTAGAGGTAAATTTAACTGAAAACCGTGAAGGTAAAAATCCTTGGCATTGTTGGGCATGTGATGCTAGAGGTACCACTATATATAATTTATTTAAACAACTTAAAGTTGATTCTAGTAAGTATGGAGAATTATCATCTTTAGTTAAAACTTCTAAATCAATTAAAGAAACAAAAGTTGTTAATAGTGTATCACTACCTAATGAATATATAAGCCTATTTAACGTTGATACAAGCGATATCATTGCTAGACACGCGCTTGCGTACCTAAAAAATAGAAACATTGTTAAATCTGATATTCTTAAGTATAATATAGGTTATTGTAAAAATGGTTTATATGCTAACATGATAATTATTCCCACTTATGATAAAGATGGTAGATTAAACTATTTTACAGCTCGTAGTTTTGAAAAAGAACCATATATAAAATATAGAAATCCTTCGGCTAGTAGAGATATAATTCCAAATGAACATTTAATTAATTGGAGAGTACCTATTGTGTTATGTGAGGGTTTATTTGATGCTATTGCTATAAAAAGAAATGCAATACCATTATTAGGTAAAAATATTCAGAGTAGCTTAATGAAAAAAATAGTTACTTCTTATGTAAATAAAATTTATATTGCATTAGATAGGGATGCAATTAAACAAGCTTTACACTTTTGTGAACAATTAATGATGGAAGGTAAAGAAGTCTATCTTGTAGATATGCAGGATAAGGATCCGAGTGAGATGGGTTTTAAAAATTTCACAAAACTTATACAAAAAACAGTTCCACTAACCTATTCCAATCTATTGGAACAAAAACTATCTATATGATTAAAAAAACATATAATAGGATAATTGAATTATCTGATGATCATAAACAAATAACACTACCAGATTCTAGATATTATAGAAGACATGGTGAATATTATCCATCTGTAACTTATGTTTTACAGGCATATCCTAAAGGTAAACATTTTGAAGATTGGCTTAAAAAAGTAGGTTATAGTGCTGATTGGATTGTTAAAAAAGCAGGTGAGGAAGGTACTGCTACACATTTACTTATAGAAAAATATTTTGAAGGTAAAGAATTAAAATATTTAAATGAACATGGTTACCCTAAAATGGATCCTTTAGTATGGCAAATGTTTTTACGATTTGTTGATTTTTGGGAAACTTATAAACCTACTCTTATTGAAACTGAAGTACATTTATTTTCAGATGAATTAAAAGTTGCAGGTACTTGCGATTTAATTTGTGAAATAGACGACAAATTGTGGGTTATTGATTTTAAAACATCTAACCACTTACAAACAACATATGATTTGCAAAGTGCTGTTTATGCTCAAATGTATAAAGAGTGCTATGGTAAAGAGGCTGATCGTGTAGGTATATTATGGTTAAAATCTAAATCTAGGGGACAAGATAACTCAGGTAAAAGAATAAAAGGTAAAAAATGGGAAATGTATGAGTCTTCTAGAACACAAGAAGAAAATCTTGAAATATTTAAATCAGTAAAAAGTTTATTTGATTTAGAGAATCCTAAACATAAACCAGCTACAACATCTTTCCCCACTATTGTAAAACGAACCGTATAATATTTATAATAAAATATTAAATGGGATTTACAAGAGGACCCAATATAGTAACAGAAAACTTAATATTTGCAATTGATGCTGGATCACCTAAATGTTTTAGAGATGGTGACACAACTGCGACTTGTTTAGTATCTGGATTTAATTGTTCGGGAGCAAATGGAACCCCATTTGCAGGTACCCATACACCTAATACAGCTAATTTCCCTGCTTATAATAGTATAAATGGTGGTGTTTTTGATTTTGCTGGAGGAAGAGGAATAAATATAGATGGTGATTTAGGAACTGCAACGGCTTCATCTATTTGTATGTGGATTTACAAAAATTCTTCAAACACACAATACTTTACAGATGGTAGAAATAATGGGGGTGATTGGTTTCTATCTAATTACCAAAGTCATAATATAACTTGGGAAAACAGGTTAAAATATAACTTCTCAGGTACTTATAATGGAAGTGATCCTTCATTTTTAAACCAATGGATTCATATGGTTGTTTGTTCTGATGGAGATGGTTCTAAATTGTATCTTAATGGATATGAAGTAACACCAATAAGTAGTGCTAGTGCAGATGAAGATTTTGGTATAAATTATAGAATTGGTACACGATATACTACTTCTACTGAATGGACAGGATATATGGGTCCAATTTTCTTTTATAATAAAAAATTAAATTCAGCCGAAGTTTTTCAAAACTATTGTGCACATAAAAGTAGATTTGGATTATAAAATGTATAAAGGACCTCACATAGTAACAGAAGGATTAATTTTAACCTTAGATGCATCTTCACCTAGATCTTACCCAGGTAGTGGAACTACATGGAATAATTTAGGTGATAATTTATATAATGCTACAATTGAAGGTTCTCCTGCTTTAAATACTGAAAATGGTATTTCTTATTTAAATTTCAATAGTACTACTACTAAACATGCAGTATTAAATAATGTATTTGAAGTTGAATCTTTATCAATTGAATTTTACGTACAGCCATTAACTTCACCTGGTGGTAGTGATACAGGAAGGATTTTATCAAGAGATAGATCCGACTATTGGATGGTAGGAAGGGCAAACTCAGGTTATACTGTTCCTAATGCTTTAGAATGGACTGTTTTTCCTGGAGGTAGTTCTATGAAAAAACATTATACTTCAACCGCTTTTTTCACAGATAATGAGTGGGTACATGGTATTGTTACTTATAATGGAAGTGATGGTGTTAGAAATGTTTATAAAAATGGAACATTATTTGAAACTATAACTAATGCAGGGTCCACTTCAGGAAATATAGGTAATAAAGCAACTAGAGTAATTGCTGTTAATAATAATGTTGAAAGTGCAGGAGCCCAAGGAAATCTTGGAATGAAAGGGTATTATGCTTTTATTAGAGCTTACTCAATTCCCTTAACAGCTACTCAAGTGCAA